ACCATAGGATTTGGTCAGATATTCAATAATATACAAATCAAAAGAAAAGATAGTAATGGTAATATTACTCAATCTATTAAAGTACCATTTGCTTACGCACCAAAAGAAAAGTTTTTGGCTAGACTAGATGCACAACCTAATTTAAATGAAAGAGAATTTGCTATTACTTTACCTCGTATGAGTTTTGAGATTACTGGTATTGCTTATGATGCTAGTAGAAAACTAACAAGAGTACAAAAATTTAAACACGTTAAAGCTGGTAATGAGGGTAAAATATTAAACTATAATTATGTACCTGTACCTTATAATATATCTTATAATCTATATTCATTTACAGCAAGCGCAGAGGCTGGACTACAAATTATAGAACAAATATTACCGTTTTTTCAACCTGACTATACTGTGACTGTAAATGCAATACCTGAATTAGATATAAAGAGAGATATACCTATTGTATTAAATAGTGTAAATTATGAAGACACTTATAGTGGTGATTTCTCACAAAGAAGAGCTGTTATATACACGTTAGGATTTACTGCGAAAACTTACTTATTTGGCCCTGCGTCAACTCAAAAAGTTATTAAAGAAACACAATCAGATATATATACAGATACAGACACTACTAATAAAGCGAGAGAAGAAAGAATTATCGTAGTCCCTAATCCTACATCAGCTGATGCAGATGATGATTTTGGGTTTACAACAACAATTACTAACTATACTGACGGTAAAAAATACAGTACAACTACTGATTCAGATGAATAAATAGTATAAATAATAAGAGAGAAGTATTATGGCAATCAACAAGATAGTAAAAAATTCATTAGGGGCAGATTCAATTGACGCTACAAAGGTAGCTGATGATGCGATTAGTGAAGAACATTTAGATATAACAACAATCACAGGTAATACTTTATTAAATGAGCCTAGAGCAGATACTGACCAAATATTAATATATGATACAAGTGCTAATGTTTTTAAAAAAGTAAATGCTTCTAATGTAGGTGCTATTATTCCTTCAATTACATCTATTTCACCTACAACAGTACAAAATGGAGACGGCACAGGTAATCATACTTTTACTATTACAGGAACAAATTATCTTACAGGAATTGCTGCTAAATTAAGGAATACTTCTGGCGCTGATGTTGCCTTTTCAAGTCTTACAAGAAATTCAAGCACACAATTAACTGGTGTGTTAGCTAAATCAACTTTACCAGACAGTGGCGAGCCATATGATATTGTAGTCACTCAAAACGGAATAGACATTATAAAAGCAGATCAAATAAGTGTAAATGCTTCTCCAGCTTTCATAACAGCAGCTGGTTCTTTAGGAACAATTTTAGATGGAGCCAGAACAGGTGTTAGTAAAACAGTTGTAGCTCAAGACCCAGAGTCAGCAGCAAACGTCACTTTTGAAATACAATCAGGTGCTTTACCAGCAGGTTTAGCTTTAACTAATAGTGGATCAGATGGTGGTACAGCAATTATTTCTGGTAATGCAACTGCAGTTGGTAGTGATACTACTTCAACATTTGTACTAAGAGCAGTAGATAATGCTTCTAATACTACAAGCAGAACATTCTCTATTACAATTTCAGCACCTAAATTTCAAACATTTACATCATCAGGTACTTTTTCAGTGCCATCAGGCGTATCAGCTGTTGATGTATTAGTAGTTGGTGGTGGTGGAATTGGTAAACACTTTGGTGGTGGAGGTGGAGCTGGTGGATTAATATATATGCCAGCACATCCTGTGACACCTGGTGGAACAATTTCAGTCACAGTTGGTGATGGTGGAACACCAGAAACAGCATGGCCTTCAGCTGGACCTAACAACCCAGCTGCTAATGGACAAGATTCAGTATTCGGAACATTAACTGCTAAAGGTGGTGGTTCTGGAGGAGGATATCCAGGAAGAGCAGCAGGTCAAGGTGGCTCAGGTGGTGGTGCCTCAGTAGATCACCCAGGTGGACAAGGTGGGGCAACTCAACCTACTCAACCTGATGATTCAGGCGCATATGGATTTGGTAATCCTGGTGGTAATTCACCTGGACCAAACTCATCTAACGGTGGTGGTGGTGGTGGCGCAGGTGCTGCTGGTGGTAATGGTGCTTATCCTTATGCTAATGACCCAACAGGTGTTGGTGGTATAGGTAGAGCTTATACAATAGCAGATGGTACATCACCTGTTTATTACGCTGGTGGTGGAGGTGGTACTCATATGGGTAATCAACCTGCTGGACCAACTAGAGGATTAGGTGGAAATGGTGGTGGTGGAAATGCTGGTAGTGAAGCACCAGGTTCTGGCGCACCATTAAATGGTCAATCTGGAACAGCCAATAGAGGTGGTGGTGGTGGAGCACCAGGTCAACAAGGTCCTGGCGCATCAAGTAATGCTTCGTCTGCTGGTGGTAAAGGTGTTGTTATAGTTCGTTGGTCATAAAATAACTTTTTAATTATATTATACATAGCTGGTGAAGGAAATTATATCAATAACTCGTAGTCATAATTCGTCTCTTTGTTTATTACAAAATGGCGAGATCACATTTCACATAGAAAACGAAAGATTATCTAAAATCAAATATGATGATTATTGTTTTAACGCAATAACTCATTTACCAAAATACGTTTCAAAAGTAGATACAATTGCTCTAGCTGGTATGGCGCCAGCTTGGAAAATTGATCCTAAAAGAAATTCACACGTCATATATTGCGATCAAATATTTCGTTTAAATAAATCATTTAACGTAGAAACACAGATATATGATTCTTGGCAAACTCATCATTTACAACACGCATTTTGTTCTTTCTACAATTCAGGTTTTAAAAAATCTTTATGTATAGTTTTAGACGGATCAGGATCTGAAATTACTATTGATGATGACGGAAAAGATTTTTGGTATGGTAGAGAAGACTTATCAACTTATGTATTAGAATATCCTCAAAAATATGAATTGATAAAAAAAAGAATAAGTTATCCAGATTCACTAAAAGAAAGAAACTGGGACCATAGATTAGATGTCACAAATTCTGTTAGTGAAGCAAAAGCCTATGAATTATTATCAAAACATTTTGGTTGGGATTGGTTAGATGCTGGTAAAGTTATGGGTATGGCAACATACGGAAAAGAAGATGATAATATACCACCCATATATGTAGATGGAAATGTAAATCAAAAGTTATTTAAAATTCAAAATGCTAGTATAAAAGATGTTTATATAAACTTAAAAGATTATCCTTACCTAGATACAAAAGATTTTCAAGTACAAGCTAATTTCGCTTACAAATTACAAAAAGAAACACAAGAATATGTTTGTGAATATATTAAAAAGATGGTAGAAAAAACAGGTATCAAAGATGTATGTTTATCTGGTGGTTATTTTTTAAATTGTGTTGCTAATGATTATATTAGAAAGACAATGCCAGATATTAATTTATACATAGAGCCTTTGTCTAGTGATACAGGTGTTTCTATGGGATTAGCTAAAATGTTATGGCACGATAAAAATAATGATAGTACAATAAGAAAACAAAAAAATATCTATTATGGTTTTCATTATAATTACACTTTAGAAGATATTAAGAATGAAAAGTGGATTGAATGTAATGAAGAAGATGTTGCGAAAGAATTAAACAATCAAAAAATAGTAGCGTTATATCAAGGAAGATCAGAGGCTGGACCTAGAGCATTAGGTAATAGAAGTATATTATTTGACCCTCGTAATAAAGACGGAAAAGATATTGTAAACAAAGTAAAGAAAAGAGAATGGTTTAGACCTTTCGCTGGTACAGTATTAAAAGAACACGCTAACAAATATTTTGATATTGAAGACTCACCTTTTATGATGTATGCTTGTGATGTTAAAACAAAAGACTTACCAGCTATCACACATATAGATGGCACTTGTAGAGTACAAACTTTAGAGTATGAACAAAACAAAACTTTTTACAATTTAATAAGTGAGTTTAATAAGATAACTAATTGTCCTGTATTGTTTAATACCTCTTTTAACATAGACGGAGAGCCGATTGTAGAGACTTTAAGCGATGCCATAAATACTTTTAAGAGATCAAGTATAGATATTTTATACTTGCCTGATTTGAAAGTGATGATTAGAAAATGATACAAGATTTATTTAAAACTCCAATTTTTATTTCTAGCTGTAATGTAAATAGAAATGCGTTATTAGAATATGTGGAAACGTATGTAAAAAATAATCCTACAGGTAGACAAGCTTCTAATATTGGTGGTTATCAAAGTTTAAAATTAGACTATACTCAAAGACCAATTAAAACATTAGTAGACTCAATAGCAAAAGGTGTTTATGATTATGGTAAAGAATTAAAAATTAAAACACCTGTTGAATTAGAAAGCATTTGGTTTAATATCAATAAAAGAAAAGAATCAAATATGCGCCATATACATTCTGGCATAGTGTCAGGTGTATATTATTTAAGGACAAATAAAGATAGTGGTCCTATTCGTTTTTATCACGGATACCACGACCAGATGGCTTACACTTGGAGAAACGCAGAGTGGAAAGAAATGAATGATAGAACCAGCGAACATTGGGATATAGTTCCTAACAATGATGAATTAATATTGTTTCCATCATTTTTACAACATAGTGTTATGGCCAATGAAAGTAATGAGGATAGGATTAGTTTTTCTTTTAATTTTGTTGTATGATAAAAGATATTTACATATTTGATAATATTATTAACACTAAAGCTCAAAAAGATATACAAGATATAATCTTTAATAAGATAAGATGGCAGTTTATATCAGATGTCACTAAACCAGATAACAAACAACAAAGACCTGGTTTTAATTATCGTTTTATAACTAACTCAGAAAATATATATGAATGGCACACAGATATGTGTAGAATTGTTGATGCCGCTTGTAAGAAGATAAACTTTCAAAGAAAAGATTGTTTACAAGGTCGTTCTTTTTTACAACTACCTTTGAATTTAAAAGATAGAAGTATAGACGCACCACACGTTGATGCTGACGTAGATCATATTGTAGTTTTATATTATGTAAATGATAGTGATGGTGACACAGTAATATATGAAAATTTATTTGAAGGTTATGATAAAGTGCCTTTGATGAAAGATTTAAAAGAAAAGAAAAGGGTCACACCTAAAGCTGGTAGAGTTGTTATATTTAATGGTAGACATTGGCATACAAGTCATCAACCAAAAGACAATGTAAGGTGTGTGGTTAATTATAATTTAATATGAACCTGGTAGTAAACAAAACAAATTTTCATTTAAAGGTTAGTAGGACTAATATTTTTTCTACTATGATTGATGATGAAGATATGAATAAAAAATTAGTAGAACAAATTGATATACAGGGTGATTGTATGAAACATACATCAAATGTCAAAGCACAAATGACGGAATGGGAAATGTGGAACAAACCAGGTTTCAATACTTTTGCTCGTTATTATGCAGATGTTGCTCATCATATTACAAAAAAAGATTATACTTTTAAGTGTGAATTAGAACATATAAAAATATCTTGTTTGTGGGGTATAAAGTATATGAGCGATGATTATGCTAAAGAACACGATCATTGGCCAGCAACATTTGGTTGTGTATATTATATTAATCCACCAAAAGACTGTCCAGGATTATATTTTAAAGAATTAGATTATACGGTTGTTCCAAAGCATGGTGAATTAACTATTTTTGACGCTGCTTTAAGACACGAAGTACCTAAAAAATCATTTATTGGAAATAGATATACAGTATCAGGGAACATAACCATAGATGGATAAATAGTATTATGAGTAAATTAGAAGAAAAGGTAAACGAAATATTAGGTATTGATAAACCAGAGCCTAGTAAACAAGTTGTTAAACAAGAAACTAAGCCACCAGTTCCTCGTATGGAAGACGCTAAAAAAGCAGATGTGGATAACGATTACAAATATAGTAGAGAAAATTATTACAATTTAATTGAAAGAGGACAAGAAGCGATTGAGGGTATATTAGATATTGCGAGAGAAGGTCAACACCCTAGAGCTTATGAAGTTGCTGGTCAACTAATAGGACAAGTAGGACAGACTGTAGATAAACTACAAGACTTACAAAAGAAATTAAAAGACTTAAAAGAATTACCTAAAACAGCTAACGCCAACATTAAGAATGCTTTATTTGTTGGATCAACAGCAGAATTACAAAAAATGTTAAACAAAAAATCTGTTGAAACCAATGTAGAACGTAAAAAAGAAAATGAAAACTTTGAAGGCAAAAATATTACACCCGAAAAAACAGATACTAAAGATAAGTGATCTGTCATATAATCCACATTATTATAAAAATAATGTACCATTAAATCAAGGTGTAGATAAGATAACAAATATTATGGAGCAACCAATTGAAGTGTTTAAACACAAGGTTAGTAAAACTCCAAGAATGGGTGCGTTAGGTAAACCTTATATAGAAAAAAAATATAGTGTACAAAAAGGTGGTCAAAGAGTCACTAGAGCTGTTCAATTAGGTTATACACATATAGAGGCTATTATCTATGATTGAGCATAAATTTCCAAAAGAAAGTCTTATAGGTGGCTGGTATATACCAGAAAAAATTTGTGACGATTTAATAACATACTATGAAGATAATACAAATTTAGCACACAGTGGACAGAAAATTGAAAAAAACTCCAATGTAGAAATTGTGAATGATATGAGAATGCCGTTAGATAAATCTAATCCACACATATCGTTTAGAAATTATGTGATGAGTTTACAAGAAGTTTTAAATAACTATACATTAAAATATGATGATAGTCAGCGACTACCAGTATATGAATTAGAACAACATACTAACTTACAAAAATATGAACCTGGTCAAGGATATAAGGTTTGGCATTTTGAAGATGATGGTAAAATACTTAATACAGCTTTAGGTAATGCTAGAAGACTTTTAGTTTTTATGACTTATCTTAATGATGTAGATGATGGTGGTACAGAGTTTAAATATCAAAATATTATAACGCCTGCAAAAAAAGGTTTAACTTTAATATGGCCAGCACCTTGGACACATACACACAGAGGACAAATTAGTAATACTAAAACAAAATATATAACAACAGGTTGGTTTAGTTATATGGAAAAAGAGGATAACGGTGAGTGATAACGCATATTTAGGAAACCCTAATTTAAAGAAAGTAAATACACCACAAGAGTTTACTAAAGAACAGATATTAGAATATCAAAAGTGTATGGGCGACCCATTATACTTTATGGAAAACTATGTTCGTATTGTATCACTTGATGAAGGTCTTGTACCTTTTAAAATGTATGGTTTTCAAAAGAAGATTGTAGAAACAATACACAATAATAGATTTACAATTTGTAAATTACCTAGACAGTCTGGTAAATCCACAACAACTATTTCATATCTATTACATTATGCTTTGTTTAATCCTAATTCAAACATAGCGATACTAGCAAACAAATCATCTACTGCTAGAGATATATTAAGTAGATTACAGCTTGCATATGAAAATTTACCTAAATGGCTACAACAAGGTATAATCAATTGGAACAAAGGTAATATAGAATTAGAAAATAAATCAACCATAGTCGCAGCGGCAACTTCATCATCAGCCATTCGGGGTGGCTCTTACAATATAATATTCCTTGATGAGTTTGCTTTCGTACCAGCGAATATATCTGAAATGTTTTTCAGTTCAGTTTATCCTACAATATCTTCTGGTACAAAAACAAAATTAATCATAGTATCTACACCTCA